TCAGGCTCGGGATTCAGGCTACCGCCCCTCCAGACTTTCGTCCAGATTATCGGGCCTGATTGCGCTTAGGTACGCTCAACTATTTTGTGGTTCGAGACTTAGCTGAATCAGACTCTGCAGTGTCACCTTTCGGTGTCATTGTCTTACGAGCCTGAGACGAGCTAAACTCGTTCCAAACTATAGAAGTGTCCATGAACAATCGGTCTTGACCAAGACCTCTCGTCCATCGTCGTCCCGCCTCAGGCGGATCAACGAACCCTTCCACCAGGGATTGCCCTGGAAGAGATATTTTGGCTTTCCGGCGTAACACCCTCCACAAGTCTAAGACTCGTGTCGTAGATACCTTCAACTCGTCTTCACGACGAATAAAAGATACCTTGGATGGCAGAAGCGAAGCTTCCGCATCATCTAGCATTACGGATTTCCATAGATCCTCAATCTCTGTCCAGGTGGGCAGAATGAATGGACTAAGTACTCTTAGTCTGTCATTGATACCGTTAAACGTTTCTCGTAACTTCTCGGTATACGGGTATACTACCCACTCCGTGAAGAATTGGTTAAAAGACATCTGAGATATCTCGTTAACCAAGTCCTTCCCGTCCGATAGATAAGAAGCAATATACTTCTTACCCTTGGGATCATTCCCATCTTGGCTTTCCCCTTTCTTCAACGGGCGATACTCGCCTGTCGAATAAGAGTACAGTGACCAATACGGTAAGTGAGCCTCAAACACCGTGACCTTACGTATGAGAGCGTGCATTATGTCTTTCCAGAGATGGAAGGCAGTAGCCCACCAATTGGAGTCCATAATACCATTTCCACCAGGTCCAACAGCGGTAAGCCATGCTTGTAAAGGCATAGCCCAGACGCCGCCTGGTCGATGTAGGTACGCCGACATTCTACCGCAACGATTGCCTAATGCAAAGCCCAACTGAAGTTGAGCCAGCACTCGGTAACCGAAGCCCGCGAATCTTGCTACAGACGACAATCGAAGTACCCCGTACTTCAATTGCTTTCTCACCAATTCTTCTAAAGACCCTATGTGGCGCAATGCCACTAGGGCCTCGTCGAGAGATATCGGCGAGCAGTCCGTCCCTCGAATATAAGTTCGTTTTGCGAACTCAAGAGATCGCGTCTCCGAGACCAGACTTTTGGCTAAGCCGATCTCGACTCCGACAATATCCATTATCCGAAGGTACTCTTGGGCAACGGCTTCGTCAGCAATGACAATATCGTCGCCAAGTACCGCATACCATTCAAACCACCCGCTACCGGGTTTAACCCGGAAAGCAGCAAGCTGCACGATCGCATGATGCGTCACCGCGAGCATAGCCCACGATGAGTATGCACCCATGGGTTGACCAACCGCGTAGCGGACGTACGAGAAACCAAGATTATAGCTTCTAGCTATTCTCGGCAACTTATACGCCCTGCCTACGAGGAGGGCCGCCCATAGGGCACTTAACTCTTTTCCCATCACCTCATTTAAGATCGCCGTCTGAAGAACCAGAGGCAACCGGTCGGTTGCCGCTGATAAATCATACGACGCTACGAACGTTTTACCTGTCTCATTCATTCTCTTGAGCAGTCGCTCTATTGGAGCGATCTGGTCGAAGGTCCCGTCTGTACAGATCGGTCGTAGTCTCTTAAATAAAGCTTTATGAAGCGGTAACATTACCGCCTGGGTAAGCACGTCCACCATGGCAAAGACCCGGATCTTTCCAGGTTCCTCCTTGAAACCTAACTTCCCCAGTGCCGTTACCGGCCACCAGGTTCCGAACAGATGAGACCCTACTTTTAGGCCCTTAACATTCTGCAAGAATGCTAGAGGACTAACTTTGAGGCCCCTCTGTTCTCTTAGGTGATCATTAATCCTTTTTGCAAAGGGCTTAAGTCCCCAGATTAGCTCTAACCCATCGACCCTCTTCAACCATGAGATTAACATCTCATAGTATCTAGAGTCGAGACACCATCGGACTAAGTCTAATGGTATCGCAGCTACGCTCGCCAAGCCCCCAGAATTAGGGCTTGACTTCCGTATCACTGGGATCGAGTAAGGAGTTAGATCCTTCGAAGGAACTAGTCTCCAGTCGAACCCAGACGCGATCTGAGCCCGATTAAGAAACTCGGGAACCCACTCTTGCCACGACTGCAGAAACGAGGGAGGCAAAGCCTTCCCCGGAGCTGTAATCGTCTTAAGTTTTAGAGCGCCTTTGAACTCAATTACCCGGTAGAGACCGAGTAGACTGAGCCAAAAACGAATAGTGGGTACGTCTCCCTGTAGGACAAGGAGACGTTGCTGCGGATTCAGAATCCGCGGCACCCCCTTTCGAGTTCTAGATACATTGCACCCAAGGTCCCACGGCGCTGGTATAATAAAACCTCCTGCGGCTTGCTGAAGCAAGACGTAAGAAGCCTTAAGATACTTAGCTAGTCCCTTGCTTCCTTGGGCTGCGTGCAACCGCACGACATTCCGAGCGAATCCCCAAGTAACCTTCACCGATGAAACGGTTAGATTTCCATAGATTAACGGGACCACTCGAAGGAGTAATCCCGCTAATTTTGCCGAAGATTTTACACTCCGGGACCAAGAAGCGTTTGTACCAACTAAGCGACTATATAGATGTTTTATGTTTTTCATATTTCATTAATGTAGTTTATTAGTATGGTGCATCCCCTTCCCTTCGGTTCCTATTTCTCCCCTCGGGGAGGATAGCCGCAGGTCGCCTTAGTAAGGCCTGGAAATCAAGATATCCGGCACTAACGCACCAGAATCTCCCGATCTTCAGCGACGTTACACGGTTCAATCGCAAGGACGATAAGCCCCCCGGGATTTCTCCCGGATTTCGATCAAAATTCCTATTATAGTAGTTGATGTTCTACCAGAATAAGAACCTCTCACTTCTCCCGCAAAGCGGAAAACTCATCGGAGCCTCTTTAACTAAACGTGGACATCCACGGATTCACATGACCCCTTCATCTCAAACGGTCTTCCGACCTCGACTCTAGAGTTCATGCCCTCTCAGGGTTCGATATTACGTCTACACCTTTACCACTTAACCAGCATACGCCGATCAAGCTAATGAGAGGTTTCAGGACTCGATCCTGGACCACATCAATGGCCATCCGCGTACTAATGGGAAGCGGGCAAACCGCTAACTTAGGAGCCGTTATCCAGCTGCATCAGAGCACTTTCGCGCTTAGGTACAACGCTCAAACTAAACAACTAAGTTTCGCTAGTCGCACCGCTTTCATCATCAAACTCTTTGATGAGAGCCTGTGACTATTCCGGAGATTTTCTCTCCGG